ACAGCCCACAGACACTCGTCAATGGGGCGAATATCGAGGTTAATCTTGACTTCGTGGTATTGAAGAGCGATAAGGGGGAGGGCAAGACCGGGGTTGCGGCAGTACCAGAACTGAAAGGGCACATAGAGAGTGGTTTCAGGGAGGGCATTGCGGGGAGCGCAAACTTGACGAGGGGCGTTGCTCTGGCAAGGACCGTCAACATCATTGAATGAAGGGTCGGTAATAAAGGTGAGTTCGGTGGTGTTTCCAACCATTCCGTAGTAACCAGCGGTCTGGTCAACGGGCAAAGTGAGGTTATTCCAGATGTGCATCCAGTCACCGTACTGGCGGTCAATGCGCTGACCACCGATTTCAACTTCAACCTGAGAAATGAGCTGTTCACCGGGGAAATCAAGCCAACGGGCATAAACGCCGGTGACACCAGTGGAACTGTTCCTCATACTCTGGTTAATTTCAGGAAGAGTGACCTGAAGGTAAGTGCGGTATGCAAGGTCGCCGTTTCGGCTAATGGTGCAAGTCACGCGACGACCGAAATCAGCCTGTCCGTTAAAAGTCTGTTCAATAGACTCCATTGCAAAGTTGGTGTGACGTTTATAAGATACTTTCCAAAAAGTAATCTGAGGGTTTCCCGTCAGATAAACATCCTGGGCGCCATAGGCTACAAGTTGCATTAATCCTCCTGCCATTTTATGTTGTTATAATATTGCTAAAGAAAAAAATTTTACGTTTTTTGTTTAATTTAATTAAATTAATTCATTTAATTAAATTCTACTATGGAAAATTTACTCAAATACTTATTGAAAAATCCTTGCATTCAAAACACCTAAACAAAAAAAATAATGTCAATAAATAATCAAAATTGTTGAAAAAGAATATATCATTAAAATGAAAATCGTTACAAAATAGTTAAAATGTAAAATTATCTAATAAAAATTCTTTTAAATAACCAGCTTCATAAACACGCTTATCACCCTTGTGTCTTTTTGAACAAAAATATTTGTTGCCTATTTTTTTCAATTTCCATTCATTTTCTAAAGCATTATATATAAAATTCCTTAAACAATCATCGGACAATTTCATATTTGTTTTATGTATGGTTTCACATTTTTCATTTGAAAACTCTTCATCTCCATCTTCTTCTTTCAAATACTTTTTTAATTTTATTAATTTTATTTTAACATCTCGTCCTGTATTCTTCTTTAAAATATATTCTTTTTCTTTTTTACCAATGTTTTTATCATAATAATTTACGTTCTTTTTAATTGTCCAATTATTTTCTAAATGTTTTATTAAAACACTCATTTTATCACATTCAAATTTGTTGTTATTGTTATTATTGTCATTGTAATTCTCAATTGTTGAGCATCGATTTATAGTACACTTGTCTACTTTATCGTCTGCCTTGTTTGCCATAATATTTATGAAACTTATTTTTAATTGTATGATTATAAAAATTGTTTTTTATGGTTAAATGAGAAAATCTTACTTGACATTTGCCGATTTTAATAAATTATAATAAAGTAAATATTTTTCTTCTAAATTTTAGAAATCATAAATAGATTTCGAAAATTTCGAAAATTATAATTATAAATTAAAATAATAATATATATACAAATTTCTTATTAAAGTTTTTTAATCTAATATTATATATCACAATATTCATAATATTATTATTATTTTTTTGTAATTTTGTTTTTTCATGCCGTCGTTTAAATATAAAACAAATAAAAAAATCATAGTAGATGACAAAAGTATTACCACTCTAGATAACCGACACAGAGAAATGCAGGTGTATTTTTCAAATGTCGAAAATGTTATCATTCCCAGTCTTTTAAATGAAAAAAAAGAATTACAAGAAACTTTACTTGACAAAAATAATGATAATAACACTGATTACAATGATATTAAGACCACTGTAGTTAGTGGAATAAAAAATGAAAATAAAAGCAAAATTCCAATTGAAAAACAACTTGAAATAAAAGACCGACTGGCCGAAATTAAAACTGAACTCCGCACTCACAAAAACAATATAAAACAATACTATTTGAATAACTCCAAATACATTTTCGATTATTTTGAAAATAAAAAGGAAATATCAAATGGAAATAATAAAACGAAGATTTTAAATTCGTTTTTTAAAATCGACACTTCCACAGAACGTGTTAATGAATTAACATCAATGAACGATAATAATGTAAAAAAATTTTTATCAAATATTGACCAGTCATTTATTAACGTAAATGATTTTGTATTTCAGACCGGAACTTGTCATCATTGCAAAAGCGGCGAACTTATTCCGGTAGAGCATGAAGGTATTCTTGTGTGCAACAACTGTTCCAAATATGTTGTATACTTGATTGAAAATGAAAAACCATCGTATAAAGAGCCGCCCAAAGAGGCGTGTTTTTATGCGTACAAGCGCATAAATCATTTTAAAGAAATTATGGCACAGTTTCAAGCGAAAGAAACGACACAAATTCCGCCAGAAGTTATTGAAAATATTAAATTGCAAATTAAAAAGGAGCGAATAAGTCTATCCAAATTTACAAATTCAAAAGCAAAAGATATTCTAAAAAAACTTGGTTATAATAAATTTTATGAACACATTCCTTTCATAAAAGATAAACTCGGCATAAAACCGCCGACAATGACGCCCAATTTAGAAGAACTGTTGTGCAATCTCTTTATGGAAATTCAGGGACCTTATGCCAAGTTTTGTCCGGATGACCGCGTCAATTTTTTAAATTATTATTATACCATTTATAAACTGTGCGAATTAATCGGACAAACACAATTCCTTCCTTATTTTCCCTTGCTTAAAGACCGTGAGAAACAAATCGAGCAAGATGAAATATGGAAAAAAATATGCTTTGAACTGAACTGGGAGTTTATACCGACACAATAGTAATCATGTTGTACAATTAAACTTGAAAATATTTTTTTTATAATATATATATATATATTACGATAAGTACATAGTTTCAGCAAATTATGTCAGCGGCAGAAGATATATCAATAGCAGAAGAAGAAGAAAATTGTGACTCGATAAAATGGTTTGCCTCAATATCAAAAAAAAAAATGAATATACAAACTTCCTCATTGGATGATTTCATTCGAATGTTAAATATATTTATGACAGTTGATATTGAGAAATGTGATTCTTTTTTTACTTCTGTATCAAATAACATATTTAAAACTTTTTATCTTTTACTTAAAAAATTTGTCAGTGAACAGAATGTACAGATGCAACATATTGAGCGACATATGTATAAAGTTCAGGATATTAGAGGATATCTTATGCGTATTGGAGAAATGTTTACATTTTTAAGACAAGCAGATGATGATAGAACATCAGGAAAAAGTAACAGTGAAATAAAAGAAGATTTTTTTCATAGATTTTCAAGAGACAATATACTCGCTAATAATATATATAATTTAGTAAAATGGAAAAAAACACAAAAAGAGCTTACAAGTGATGATATGTTATATTTAGCTATTACTGGTGCACAAATGGGAGGAAAAAATAAACGTAAAAAAAATGTTAGAAGTGGGAGTAGGAGTAGGGGTAGGAATAGTCATCGTAAAATGAATCATAAACAAAATAAAAATAAATCGCGACGGGCATTACATATAAAAAAAAAGCAGTAATGTTGTGCATGTATTGCATTAATTGAGATTTATTTTTACATTATTATCTTTCATATTTAATATATTTTATTAATATATTGTATTAATGAATGCGTTAAACTTGGATTTTAATATAATAAATCCTCTTTTTATTTTCTTTGTGACTTTGGGTGGAAACTTTGTTGCACCGCTCTTTCCATGTCAAGTTCAAAGGCTTTTCACAGAAAATATTTACTATAAGCATTTTCTCGCATTTTTTATTTTATTTTTTGCAATCGTACTTTCTTCAGAAAAGTCTGAAAAAATAACCAGTGTTGTATTTTCTAAAGCGATTGTATTATACTGTCTATTTATCATTTTAACGCGAATGGATAAAAATTTCTTCTTGCTATTTTTCATTATTTTATGCGTAAAATTTGTTGTTGTTAATGAAATTACAAATACTACTGATAAGAAACTAAAAGAGAAGTATAGTAAGGTTGATAATCTTTTAGGTTACCTGCTAATATGTATTGGCATTATTGGATTCGTGTTATACTATGGAGAGAAGAAATTTGAATATGGAAAACGTTTCAACTATCTCACATTTTTGTTAGGAAAACCGGTGTGCAGAGAACATATAATTCCGATAAAATATTCGCGCAATTTATCCTATGTGTTGAAAAAACATTAAAAACATCTGTTAAAAGTATTTATTCGTATAACAATATAATAATTAATTACTTAATAATATTAAATATTACTTTTCAAATATTTATTATTATATACATTATGAATTTGAATGCGACAAATGCGATAAATCAAAATACAAATTCTGAAACAAAAAAATTAAAAATACATTGCGATATTAAAGATAAATTAGACTACTTTATAAAACAAAAAAAAATTCCCAATATTATTTTCCACGGTGCATCTGGTTGCGGAAAAAATGTTCTTGTAACTGAATTTATTAACAACGTGTATAATGGAAATAAATCAGCAATACAAAATTATGTAATGAATGTAAATTGTGCTCACGGAAAAGGCATTCGGTTCATTAGAGAAGAATTAAAATTTTTTTCAAAAACAAATGTTGACTTGAAAGATGGCGATATATTTAAAACGGTCGTCCTTCTAAATGCAGACAAACTCACAATTGATGCTCAATCCGCTTTAAGACGCTGCATTGAACTTTTTAGTCGTTCTACTCGCTTTTTTATAATTGTTGAAGATAAATATAAATTACTTAAACCAATATTATCAAGATTTTGCGAAATATATGTTCCAGAACCTATTATAAATAATTGTGTAACAAATTTACACACGTACAACTTGAATAACGTATACGCTTTTAAAGATATTGATACGACCCGCAGGTTATATTTAAAAACCCTTTTAACCGGAGTAATAAAAAAGTATGATGATGTTTGCCTGGAAGTACAATCGCTTCCGCCGAATCAACTTCAAACTAAAAAACAACATGTCATTTCAGAATGCATGTTATTGATTGCGAAATTATATAATAAGGCATATTGCAGTGTTGATTTGCTTTATTATATTGAGCATAACTCTAAAATTGATGACCTTAAAAAATACGAATATCTAATTACATTTCAAAAAATAAAGAGAGAATTTAGAAATGAAAAATTATTAATGTTATTTATTTTATATTTTTTAATATTTCGTAGCGATTTGACTTTAGAAAATATATCGTTCATGTAAAGCAAGTTTTAACATTTCTGAAAATGGACGATTTTGTTCTTGGAAATTTGCAAGAGTCGCGAAATGAGTTTTGCGCACGTCTTATTAACATCTTAACACCACAAGTCGTATTTGGTTTGAAATCTATTTTTGATGAAGCATGGAGACTCTGCATTGATAATGACGAGGCCCCAAAATACTTGATGACGTTTCAAAACTTTTTAATGCGTGTGCCAAAATGGAACGCCGCAATTATAGAACAAGAGGCGACGCGCATTGTGGAACAAAGCGGCTGTGGTCACATTGAAGAACTAATTACATGTGTTCATATTGTTCAGCTTAAAATGCTGACGTGCATGCGAGCCGGAAGTAAACAAAAAAAAATCGACATCGCAATACCCAAATTGTCTGACTTTATTCACAAGGTTTACATTAATTCCGCAAGAAAAGTGTATTCAAACGTATTTTTATTTGAAAAAAGCAAACAGCATTTGCAAATACAAAAACACAACCGTCAGCTCGAGCTCATAGTAAAAGAATGCATTCTTAACACAGTACGCGAAAGTATCCCTATAGAGCATTTGTTAAAGGTCTATATGGAAGATGAATTCATTGAAGAAGACACTGAAGTGATTGACACGGAAGAAATTGTATCACAGGACCCGATAATTGAAGAAGAAGAAGTTCAGCAAGAGCAAGAGCAAGAAGCTGCTGTCGATAATAATGTCATTGCGGAAACGGAAGGCAATGTTACAAAGCGTCAAACAATTACATTTGACGATATCGATAGAGTAAGAGTTTTAGGTTCTGATTCAGAACAACATGCAGAAGAATTTGTAAATGCTCCGAAAACTTTAGAGAGATTGGAAGAAATAAGCATTCGAAATTTTGCAAAACGTAAAGAAGAAGAAGATGGATATGATGATAACGATGGTGAAACCGATGATACTCTGCGCATAGGCGACCCTATAAGTCTTGGAGATTTAGATGTTGATGAATTTTCAATTGATTCGTAAAAAAAGTAATTAATATATGAATTTATAGAGTATAAAAGCACAAATGGATAATATA